CTGACCATACAGTTCACCTGAGTTGAGGTCTATGGAGATCCCTGTTGGTAGAGTGCCTGACTGTATTGAATATTCAAGATCCCCCTGTAACGGATCAAAGTTCTCTACGTCAATTTTAATAACAAACGCATTGTCATGTCTGAACGTGCCGAGATCGGACCCAGTTCTGAACACAGGTCTCCTATTGGCACTTAGATCCATAGTCAGTGGTGATCCATCTATATCAGATGCGTCAATTGTTATGCCCGTATTCGAAACCCTCCAGAAGTCTGCCGAGTACACAAATATAGAGTTGTTCTGTTCAATAAAACTTGTGCCATCTGACACACGCACTATAAAATCGAAATTTTTGCTTATACTTTTTGAGCTCACTGTCTTATCAAATACACCGTCGAACCTGTTATCACTGCCCGACCCGTCATAACCGTCACGTAACCCAAAACGTTCATCATCTGTTAGTTGGACTATGCCTGATATCAATCCTGTTTTACTGATTGTAATTCCTGGCGGAAGTTCGCCTTTGACAATCTCGTACACCAGACTCTGTCCCGCCTCGGTGTCTGTGTCGGTGGCCTGCATCTGTAGTGACACACTTGCCCCGTCCATTACCCAATACAATCCAACGCTGGTTGAATCGTCTAGTTGTAGTTGTCCTGAGGCTGTTGTAAATGTAGGGGTGTCTGCTCCTTGTACATCTATACTGAATGTCCTATCTGTTATAGCGGTACCGGCCGTGGCTCGCACGACGAAGGTGTAAAGAGTTCTCTTGGCAACCTCAGCCGGAGTACCTGTAAGGAGTCCATCTGTTGTGACCTGCATTCCTGCGGGTAGGCTCCCTGCTATCACGGAGTAAGTGATGGCCGTTGAATCGCCCATAGCGACTGGGTCATTCGCTTCTAGTTGAAGAGAATATGCGACTTGCTCGTTTATGGTTGCAATTTTACCTGCCGTGGTTGTCCACACTGGTGTTGCCATTAATCTTACTCCTTACACGGGTATTTATTGGCGATTACCTACTATTATTCTGTGTACGAATCCAGTGTTCTAGGTGCTGTCGGAGACCTTCACGTGTGATCTTGTCTTGCTCACGTCGTATGGCATCCTCCAAGCGTTTGATCTCGGAATGTGCAGACTTGTGCCTGTTACGGTCGTTCCTGTGTTTCCTCATTTTCCCCTGTTAAGGATGTGTTTTTTCTAGCCTATTAAGCGTTGATCGTTATGTTCTGTGAAGCAAGAACTACCCAACCGTTTGCACCATAGATCAGTGTAACTGAATCATTCACAGCGTCCATCGTGATCGATGTGCCGTTTGCAAACGTTGTCGGTGTGATGGTTGCGTCACCGCCGTCCACACCCATGGTGATTATTTTCACCTGACCCACTGTACCATTTGCCAGTGAGTATGCATCTGTACCGGTCGTTGTGAGCTCAGTGAACAATGTTGTCAGGTTGATTGCACCCGCACCACTGATGGCCTGTCTGCTACCAATGAATGCACCTGCCACCGACAAGTTACCCTGTGCGGCCACGTTGGCACCAGTCATTGATAGTGCAGTTGTATTGCCTGATTTTATTTCTAGGTTACCAGCAGAGTTGGAAAGAATAGCAAAATTTGTGCCATCGTCTTTCAAATATATGTCACCTGCATCAGCATCAATTACTACATAACCAGATACATCAATTGACATATTACCTGTCCTAGTTAAAGTTGGAGCACTCAAAGCCGTAGATGCAGTAATAGTACCGGTTACATTCGTGTTTGTTTGTAATTCTATCGTACCTGTACCGTCCGTGGTTAATTCCAAGTTAGCATTTGTAACGTGGGTAGTGATATTGTTATCCCTAAAACGAAGTTCGTCAATATAAACAGATCCAGTACCATTTGCATCTATGTTGATATCTGCATTTGAGACGTTTGTCGTTATTAGGCAATCGGCACCAAGTAGTACATTTGATGTAACGTTGATATCAGTGGCCGCCATTAAACCTGGGACTTGTACAACTGTTCCACCAAGTGTTATCTGTCCTGTGGCATTTGGATTGATGTTAATTCCTCCACCTGAGTTGGTTGCAATTATACCATTTCCACTGATCGAAATATTGTCAATGTCAAATTGACCATCTATGACTACGTTTCCTGTTATTGTCTGTCCAACAGTGGTCATTGCATCTTTCACATCTACCACACCTGAACCGTTCGCTGATAATTCAAGATTGGCATTTGAAGTATTTGTTGTGATACCATTATCTTTAATCCTTACATCATCTATGTCTGATTGTCCTGTGACTGTGTGTGTTCCTGTTGTAGTGATATCTGCTGTTGTTAAAGTAGAAACTGCTGTTGTTGGTGCAATCAATCTTACACTTCCTGTGCCCGAGGCATCTAGTTCTAGGTTGGCGTTGGAAGCACCGGTTGTGATAGTGTTATCTGCCATTGAAATAGAATCAACGGTCACTGTGCCAGTCATTGTTGCCGCATTTATCGTAGGTGCTGTTAAAACTTTATTTGTAAGTGTCTGTGAACCAGTCAGCGTCGCCACTGTTGAATCAATGTTCAATGTGACTGTTTGACTGCCTGCCACTGATGTTAACCCTGTTCCACCTGCGATGGTCAATGACTGTGAGTCTAGGTCAACTGCACCTGTTCCAGAATCACCTGCTAAATCTAAATCTTGTGCTGTAACTTGTGAATCAACATAAGTTTTAATTGCACCTTGTGTGGCTAATAGTGTTGCACTTGATCCTAATGCACCATTGTCAATACCTGTGACAGTTGCACCTGTTGCCAATGCTAAACTTGTTGATAAAGTTGTTGCACCTGATACATTCAAGGGACCATCAACTACTAATCCTTCGTTTATATTAATAAAAGAAGAATCATCAGAACTGATCGTTGTGCCTGCTATTCGCACTGCCGAAGCGATAACTCCACCTGTGCCTGCTGGTAAAATTCTTATGTCTTCGTTTGATCTTGTTGATATGATGTTGTGGCCATTGATGTCCAGATTGGCCGCCAATGTTTTTGAATCATCATCCGTACCGTAAAGTTCTACGAAATTGTCGTTTATCTTGTCAAATGCTGTTCTTAATGGATCACCTGTGCCGTCGTTTGCACTTGATCCGATGTTGATTGCTTGTCTCGCCATGTTTTATAAATCCTTTTGTTGTAGATATTTATCGTATATTCTATAAACCTAATGTAATTATTATAGGTCTATCAGTGTTCTCTGGAATTTGAACACACAACTATTGTTGGTAATGTTCGTGGCTAGTAACCTAACATTGCCGTCATCTATGTCTGCTGTGAATGTGCATAGTGGTGCAGAGTAAGATCCTGTGTTACCAAACACAGTTATGTACGCTTCGATTGTGCTGTCGGCACTCGGACCGTGTATCACACTGGCCTCGACGATTTCAAATCTACTGTTTGTCGCGTCAGATATGGAGATGTAATACTTGGCACTTCTATAAGTTGCACTAGACCAACTGTCTACCAGTGACGTGGCCGATGTTGCCACTGTCGCGGTGTTGTCACCTATTTCTGAGTGGTTAAGCGTGGATGGTGATGACAGTGTAACAAATCCTAGGTTGCCTGAACCATCTGTTTTTAATACTTGGTTGCTTGTTCCATCTGACGTTGGGAAACCGAAGCCGCTGATGGTAACTGTGCCAGTGCCGTTGCCGGTCAGTTCGAGGTTGGCGTTTGATGCATTGGTTGAGATGGTGTTGTCGTCTATGGTGACTCCGTCGATTGTAAGTCCTGCTGTTGTGTTCAATGTTGTAAATGATCCTGCCAACGGTGTCGTGGCACCTATCACTGTGTTGTCTATAGTTCCGCTATTGATATCAGCCTTGGCTATCACTACCTGTCCTGTACCTGCAGGTTCGATAACAAGATCTGAATTTGATGTAGTTGTTTTGATTTCGTTGTCGGTAATATTGATGTTAGAGTCAACAGTTAAGTTTCCTATCACAACACTACCCGTTCCGCCTGGAGTTAAATTTATATCTGCATTTGAACTTGAACTGATTGTGTTGTCTTGTAGTGTCAGGTTATCGATGTTAGTGGTTGTTAAGTTTGTTGTACTAGTCACAGTCAATGTTGAAAGAGTTGTCAATCCTGACGGTACCTGTAAAGTAGAAGAAAGATTCACTGCACCGGTTAAAGTACTTGCTCCTGACACGTTCAATGTTCCGTCTACCACGAGACCATCATTGATATTGATTATTGTTGAATCGTCCGAACTTAATGTGGTACCTCTGAATTTTATTGCACCAAAAACAACCGAACCAGTGCCGTTAGGCAGTAAATTTATGTTCTCGTTTGATCTTGTGCCTTCGATGTTGTTGTCATTGATCCTGATAGCCGGGAAAGATATGCTACCTGTTCCGGATGGTTTGAAAACTAGATCCTCATTGGATCTCGTTGCTGATATCTCATTGCCAGCGAAACTTAGATCTCCACCTGACAGTGGTGACAGGTACAGTTCCGTGAACATGGTGTTCACTTTGGTCATCGCGGATCTTAGATTATCACCCGTTCCGTCGTTTGCATTTGATCCTATGTTCAGCGTCTGTTGTGCCATGTTAAACCTTTATTACTCTTTTGACCAATTTGATCACTTGGTTATTAGTGTTATTTACTGTTCCTAGCAGTCTTACGTTGCCGCTGTTTATGTCTGCCGACAGGTCAATAGAATCATATATTGTGGATCCGTCGCCATCACCATTTGTTGCCGCACCAAATGTGCTGACATATGCATTTGTTCCGTCATGTGTTACGTTTGCATCAATTAATGTGTACCTGTTGGCTGTGGCATCTGAAATCTGTATGTGGTATTTTACACTCCTGAATGTGGCTACTGCAAATGAGTCTATTACCTGTGCCGAACTGTTGCCTGATATGGTCGCTGTGGCGTCCTGCACATCTGTGTCGGTCACTACAAACGGAAATACATGGCTTGACAGCACCTTGCTACCGTTGGTCTTGAGCAGTTGTCCGGCTGTTACGGTATTGGGGAATGTGAAACCGTTTATCAGGACGTTGCCTGAACCATTCGCACTGATCACTAGGTTTGCATCTGTGTCTGTGGCTTTGATTTTGTTGTCTGTGATGTTGACCTTGTCTGCGTTCACTGATGGAACAGTGATGGAGACTGTTGAGAAAGTGGCCGCGGCCGGTGTTGTTGCACCTATCACGGTGTTGTCCACAGTGCCCTCATTTAGATCCAAATTTGGAATCTGTACCGAACCTGTACCGTTTGCAGATAATTTAAGATCATCATTTGAACGTATGACCTTGATCACGTTGTCGGTCAAATTTATGCTTGAATCTATTGTCAAGTTAGAAACATTGACCACACCCGTTCCACCTGGGGTTAGGTTTATGTCCGCGTTTGAACTTGAACTGATTATGTTGTCATTGAAAGTGAGGTTGTCTACAGTAGTTGTATCTGCGAAAGATGATACTCCCGAAACAGTCAGTGTAGAAAGTGTGGTCAAACCGTCCACGTTTAAAGTAGCACCTGTTTGGACCGTTCCCCCGAATGTTGTTATTCCTGAATTTAATGTGCCGTCTATTAATAGATTCTCGTTGATGTTCACAGAGGACGAGTCGAGTGCAGTGATTGACGTGCCTGCAATTCCTATCCCGTCAACGACCAAAGACCCTGATCCATTGGCCCTCAATATCAGGTCCTCGTTTGATCTTGTGCCCTCGATGTTGTTGTCATTGATCCTGATAGCCGGAAACAGTATGCTACCTGTGCCGGATGGTTTCAGTACCAGGTCCGCGTTGGACTGTGTTGCACTGATTTCGTTTTCAACGAATCCTATGGATGTCTGGGCAAATGGTTGTGCGTATAGCTCAGTAAAATTTGCATTGATCTTGAGGCCAGCACCCCGTATTGTGTCGCCTGTGCCATCATCAGCCAATGCTCCGATGTTGATTGTTTCCTGGGCCATGCTAGATACTCGCTAGTGTGATCTTTTTCCAGATTACTGTTGAACCATCGTAGTTTGCTGTACAAACATACAGGTTAGTTGCGTCCCAACTGATCGAACCTGCCACGTCACCTGTGTTTCCTACAGCAGTCGCAGTTTTCGTAGTCTTGATCACAAGTCTGTCTGCTTCTATCTGTACCTGTCCTGTACCATTTGGATCTAGAATTATGTTTCCGTTTGTGTCAGCACTCAAAAGAGTGTTGCCTGACATCTGTAAGTCACCCGCCAACTCAGCGAAATTGCTGTTGACCTTGGTCATAGCGGTACGTAAGGTATCGCCTGTTGCTGGATTTCCTACTGCTCCTGTGTCTATCGTTAATCTTGCCATAATTTGATACTCGTATTTATTAAATAATAATATGTTCATAGAAACCCTTAAAACGATGAAGTTGTACAAGAGGGAGAGCAAACTGGGTACAATGCACAATTACCACAGGAAGAAGCTCATCTATGTGTTCAAATGTGATGCCTGCTCTGAGACGTTCATGAGGCCAAAGAGCAAGGTAGATCTGGATCGTGCTTCAAATGACTTCAAACACGTGTGTAATAATTGTGACTCAAAGAAGTTTGCACAGAGCGTGGGTGTGAAAATGCGTAAAGTGTATCAGTTGGACGCCAGCAGTACCAAGACCTTATAACTGTTTCCATCGTATGTCATCACGTGTGCCTGTGATCCATCTCTGCAGGTCAGCGTATATGCCACACTTTATATTTGGTTGATCGAAGTACCAACGAAGGAATGGATTTCCTTCGAGATATTCCTTCCTGTTAATGAAATAAAAATTGATGTTGGGAAATTTCCTAAATGTCTGTCTCAGTTGATACATCCATTCGTACTTTAGGTATGCCTTCATGCTGGCCCTGTCTGCGTAGTTGATTGAATCCTTGTAGATATTGTTCTGTATCCTGCTGGGAGTGTCCATCTCCCACTGCTGGGCACCCATTATGTCAAAAGCCATGATCACTATGTTCTTGATGCCAGACTCGGCCGCCATCAACACCGCACTGCAACCAGACCCCTTGGACTTGGAGAAGTTGTTGGTCTTTATCTTGCCACCCTTCTTGACATCACCGCCACGCCACACCCTGTATATCTTTAGTCCTTGTGGTATATCGTGTTCTTGATCACCGTCACAGATGTAGTTCCATGAACTGATGTCATCTGGACCGTATATGTTTGGAGATTCCTTGCCATGATTGTGCCAATTGGCCAGTTCCTGGTACATGGGAGGATTCACCGCCACTATGTGATCACACAGCATGGGATGATCCCTGTAGATTGCATTACAACCATACACCACACCTTGTCCTTTTAACTTGTCTATTGGAAATATGTTTCTTGATTCACCATTGCCTATTACGAAAGCAGTGTCCATTATATTCCAAACGATTCTCCACAACCGCATGCGGAGGTCGAGTTGGGATTTGATATCTCGAACTGTGAGCCAAAGGTCTCTTCGATCCAGTCTATCTTTGTGCCCATGACATATAATAAGGAAGTCTCATCTACGACAAATCTACCTGTATTCCAGTCTTCCACGTGATCACCTTGTGCCACGCTTTCCTTGGTTTCAGCGAATCCCCAGTCATACTTGAATCCTGCACAGCCTCCACCCAGCACTGCCAGGCTTACTGCATATTTTCCTGGATTTTTAGCCAATAATTTTTCAATTTGATTCTTTGCTTCGTCTGTTATTTCGAATGGTGCCATACTATTAATTATCTATCTCTGTTACCCATGTTTTGCACTCCGACTTCCATCCAGAAACGTGATGCGTCTTTTTTATTCTCAAAACTCATGTAACTGTCTTGAGCCTCCCAGTTGTGTCTAAGAGGGTCATATAAATCTGATTGTTCGAACCACCAACCCCATTTACCTTCACAGTTGATCTGACACCACTCTATGCACTCACCTGCTACGCCGTTTGAATTCATGTCTATGTTGTATTGGAACTTCTTCTCGTAACCGCAGTCCTTGGGTATATCGGACATATCTGCCCTTACTTTTTTTACTTTGACCCTTCCATAACTCATCGCCAGTGATCCACCACAAACTTGTCCGCACTCTCCATAGGGTTTGGTGATCCATGGAACACTGCCACTCTGTTTCCGGGTTTTATCTCTGCAGGTTTCCTGAACCACTTCTTGCCTTCTTTATTTGTCAGCAGTTTGGTATCCTTCAGTCCCACCATCTCCCACTTGTAACTTCTAATCCATTCGTCTGGGAACCATGTGATGTCGTCGTTTGCTTTCTTTGTAATAAAATCTTGATCTCCGTGATTCTGTTGCATTATCTGTGCCGAATTGCTGTTAAACTCGTTCCATAGATAATTCATTGTGCCTGCCTCCCAACGCATCACACTGGAGTTACTCAGTTTCCAATCTTTGATCCTACATCTGTTGAAATCTCTGATTATGTTGAACTTGCCTGTATGTGTAAACAAGGGGTCTATGTTGTCGAATATCACAACATCAAGATCAAAAAATAACATGTTGCCTTTCAGTGGCATTTCAGGTGCGAACATCCATAGTTTGCTCCACCATGATTTGATCCATGGATCATTTGGTAGTTTGATCACATTTATTTCTGGATCTAATCCTGCAGGATCATCTGTAAGACAGTGGAATTGAAAAGGCACCGTGGTGTGTCGCTTGACCATGCTGTTCAGCACGTTGGCATATTGCGAAGGATATTTGATCCCCCATTTAACGCATACTACGTGATTCATAGCCTCTTTTTAATCCTTCCATTTGTATCTGTTTCCAGTCGTCGCTTTCTAGTGTGTAAGGGAAATCATTTTGATGTACTCCAACACCTCTGATTGTGATGTTCTTTATATTTAAATTATCTTTCATTACTCCATATATGGAAGTGAAAGGACGGTTCTGAAAAGATGTTTCTAAATCTACCTGACCAATTTTAATGTAGCCTAATGCAAGTTTAGGATCTTCCCAATCATAATCATTTTCTTTGAGCCATGCTCTAAAGCCATCTACTTCTTCTTTCTTGAAATCATGTTTTGATTCTGTGATAGTGTCACCCCATTCTATGTCAAATTCTCCGGAATAATACTTCTGATGATTGATCTCTGAGCAGGTTGCTTCATCCATCATGATCCCACCTTCATCATTGAACACTTCGTACAACGTCTTTCCCACCTGGCTCCAGTGTAGGTACACTCCACCCAGCTCTCGGTCATATCTATTTTGTTTGAAAAGTTCAAAGTCTTCTTGGTGTAAATCATACCTAGGTGCATTGAGAAATGTTGTGATCTGTGAAGGTCTGATCCACTCAGGTTCGTATTTGGTTTTCCTATAGGACAGTACCCAACTTTCGATTTCATGGCATATATTGTTAAGTTGTCTAATGGCATATTTTGTTTTTAAATCGGATTGGACATAGAAAGGAGACATTTGCCATGCCGTTCCTTGTAGCTCTTCAAAATATCTATGTAATAAGTTGCAGGCATCATGTTTTAACCTCAGGCCTTGCTGGCTGTCATCCTTGCCTATCGACAATCTATCACTGTACTGGAAGTCATCGGCTCTGAATGGATGTATCTTTTCGTATGGTGGATCAAACGTGAACGAGTTTATCTGTTCTATGCTTTCGTTAAGTTCTCCGCACAGGAAATTTAGATCCCTTTTGGAGTCGGCCCATCCTAGAAAGCAGAAGTTCTTTTCGAGTATTCTTTTTTGCACGAGATTATCTTTGAGTGCTTCTATGAACCTTTTGCCCAGGGGTGTGTCGTATATGTCTATCTTGACTTTTTTGTTGTTGTAGTCTATTAGGATTTTATCCTCTAGAGTAGATGGCACTGTTTGCTCCGTGTTCCATACATTCGACACTTTCCACGAAACACCTGTCATCTGTTTTCTCCCTGATCAGTTTGTCAGCGAAGTCAAATGCATGTTTGGCGAACATCTCAGCACCCACTCCGTCGAATATCCTGATCTCTGCCAAGTCAAGGCTTTCTAAGTGCTTGAATGTTTCTAAAAATGGATCTGCCTTGTCCAGTGCAAGTTTGTGATCGAAGTGATCTTCAAGCCATGCCTTAAGTGGTTTGAGTCCACCAAAATCCACCGCCCAGTTCTTGTTGTCCAATTCCTTACATCCAAATGTGAATTTAAATGCAAGACTGTATCCGTGTAGTAGATGGCAGTGTGAATGATCTGCGTTGGGTTGTCTGAACACACAGGCCAGGCCTATGTTGTGTCCGTATGTTTTAGTTGATTGATAAGTCATCTTTTCTCCTTGTTTTGATGACTTGCAGAGTGTTTATAGAGGGTTGAAAGTCTTGAGTCCTCTTGATCATCAGTTAAGTTTCTTGCCTAACTTTTGATCTAGATCTAATTGGAACGCTGTTTCTCTGATACGATCCGTCAGTTCGTTTGGTATATTTAATTCTCCATCTATGATGCTCTTAAGAAAGTGTACCATCACAGTGAACTCGTTTCTTTTGGAAACAGTCTCTGGATCGATTCCGTATTCCTCCATCGCATTCAACATTGCCTCTGACACGTCTATCAGTGCCTTGATGCTTGTTGAGTGTTTGTCGAAGTGTGCCATTATGTGATAATCTTAGGTTTTGCAGGAACCTCAATCTTGCTGAACACCCTGTTGTACTCATCAGCGATCTTATCATTGATGTGTGCGATGGATATCAACTTGTCTGTTGCTATGTTAAACGGTTGGTCCTGTCTGGCAGTGGAGAAAAATGTACCAAATGCAAGACCCTGTGGGCCGTTCATTAGTACAAGTGCCTTCTCGATACTGACGTATGTGTCGGCCTTGCCTGTGAATTTTGCGATGACCTCTTCCCCTGAAGCCAATTTAAGAGTTACTAGATCTCCATCTTTTATTTTATCAAACATAATCTTATTATAAACTATCCTACGAGTTTGTCAATGTATTTTCTTAATTCTTTGTCTTGTACGTTGGATGGGATATTGTTGAAGAAGAATATCTGGTAACTGTCTGACCCGTACTTGCCAATGCCGTGTAGGTCACTGGCCTCTTTCTTGTTCCAAGTGAGATATTGTTCAGTCATCTTGCGAATTCTACGTGACCTAACTTCCCACATGCCCAACGGTTTCAACATCTCCTGTTGTGTTTTTAACCTGCCACGCAAATATGCTTCAGGACTGGGGTATCTATAGAAAAGTTTTGGTAAGATTATTTTCACGTGCTTACGATACGTGAGATTCAGACACATCACAGCCACCATGTGTTTCCATTTTTTATACGGCGCCTTAATTTGTTGTTGAACCATTAAATGGTCCACCATTGGTTTGATCATACTGTAATTTTATATGGAATTATTTTTTTGTCAACTCTCCGACAAACTGTAATAGATATCTGTCATGAGCTCCGGCGTTGGCCGATCCATGTGGCATGTACCATGGAAAGGTGTATGAGTCTCCCTGTTTCCATTTTGTTATTGTATCTGTGCCTGCTATGAACACCTGACCTATCTGCCAATCTTGACAAAAAACTACACCTGAAAATATGTCTTTTGTGAGAGTATTACTGAAATCATGTTCTCCTCTGGTCATGTGAGTCCTGTATTTGTCAATATGAATACCACAAACATTACCTGGTGTTTGTACGTTAAGATATATTTGTGTTTTACTAATACCAAATCTATCTCCTATTTGTTTATGGAGTTTATGCTCCTTTTCAAATTCGTGTCTTTTAATTTGATTATTCTTCACCATGCCTGTGTGTAAGGTTTGCCCTATTTCGCCAATGGCCTGTGTATGAAATGGAACTTCCTGAGGATTTAATTTGAGTATGTCCTTAAAATCAAGATCAATGTAACCTGTGCTATTGTATTGAGGTTGTGATTGATTTTGTTTCCATATATCAGTGCTTAATTTTGTGAGAGAGTCTATGTCTTCTATTAGATCTAACCATCTTGTTTGTTCGTGGTTTTGTGTGTTCATTTTTTTGCTAATTGTTTGTTGATGAACCTAGCCATGCCGTCGTAGGTCTCCTGGAACACGTTCGAGTGCTGGCTCCATTCCTTGGGCATTTCCCAACGATCATGATTTACCACTATCCACCTTGTGTCTGGATCTGAATAACCCATCAATTTATGGAACTGATATATCCAGTATCTTGGATCCACTGGCCTCTTGATGTATGTGTATCCTTGTGATCCTGTGTACATGTTGTTGATTTTATCTTTCTCCAACGGATGTAGATCAAATCCCAACATGAATATTGCTTTGGGTTTAAATGTCAGTCCCAACACACCGGCATGTGGTCCTGCACCCCAATGGAATGAATCATCTTCTCTCTTATCACCTGCGTATGGCAAGTCTGGTAATTTTTTTACATTCGGCCATGAAGCGAACTGAGCCGACCATCTATCTCTCGTCAATATTGTTGTTCCTTTACCAACTGCATTGGCAGACTGTTGGCACATATGTCTGTCCACACAAACGAGATACTCTGTGACGAAGTCTCTGTAGATTGCGTTACACCCAATGACAGTGCTGAAAGATTTAAGTGGTGAAATATCAAATCCTCTACGGCTTTCACCATTGCCTATTATAGAAACATACTTGGTCATAATGCTATTTAATCACCCCTTTAGACTGCTATAGAGCAACGTACACTGCTGGTAAAGGCACAGTTGGAATAGTTGTACATATCACTGATTTCCGTTGATTAAATGCCATACGGTAAGATATTTGTCCCAAGCCTTTTGCAGGGTAGGATACTTCCTTCTCAGCTCTATGGCATCTGCTCCCACCATTTCTGCCTCCTCGTATGCCCGTTCTTCGTCCTTGGCCCTCTGTGATTGTTCCACCAGGATCCTGTCACCATTTGGTAATTGTTCGTACACTGTCTCACCACCGTCGGGCGAG